GGGTTGATGTAATTCCTGAAGGTGATGATTGGACTGATGTAAGCCCTAATGCTAATACTTGGCAAACGGTATCTTCTGAATCAAATACATGGGTTAGACAGTAATGGCAAAGCAAAAGATTATCTTCGGAGAATGGCTACCAGATCAGCCGGGTGTAACTGGTGCGGTAACGGATGCTATTAATTGCTATCCTGTAACTAACGGATATGCTCCATTTAGGCAGGAAGCTGACTATTCGGCTAATGCAAGTCAGGATTTACTCATTACCTTTGCTGGTAAGTATGCAGGAGTTACTAACCTATTTGCGGCTGGTGCTACTCAGGTTTATAAGTACAACTCTAGCAGTACAGCGTTAGATTCTGTAAGCACTACGTATACGACCACAGAGTCATGGGATGTGACTCAGTTTGGCTCTAAGATGATTATTGCCAATGGAAAGAATAAGTTACAAGCCTACGATATGTCTGGTGGGTCATCGTTTGCTGATTTAGCTGCTGCTGCTCCTGTTACTAAGTATGTAACAGTAGTACGTGACTTTGTTGTGGCTGCTGATGATGGTAGCGACAATAACAAGGTTTACTGGTCTGACATTAACGATGAAACTGACTGGACTCCGGGTGCTGCTAGTCAATCAGATACGCAGATTCTTCCTGATGGTGGAGATATTACAGGTCTAGCGGGTGGTGAGACTGGCTTAATCTTCATGGAACGAGCTATCTATCGTATGACTTACGTAGGTTCTCCGTTTTTCTTCCAATTTGACGCTATTTCTCGCACATTAGGCTGCTCTACTAACGGTTCTATCGCTCAATTTGGTGGAATTACGTACTTTCTATCGGATGATGGCTTTTATGCGTGTGATGGACAGAGCACTAAGAGTATTGGCGCTGAAAAAGTAAATCGTTGGTTCTTTGATAACGCTATTCCTAGTGAAATACGTATATCGATGAGTGCTACGGTTGATCCTGTGCGTAAGTTAATTGCATGGAACTTTAAAAATACGTTTGGTAGTCGTTATTTGCTGATGTATTCCATTGATTTAGGTCGTTGGAGCTATGCAGAGACTACTGCTACGTCAGTTGCGTATGGTTTAACTCCTAGTGCTACGTTAGAGCAGCTTGATATTTACTTTCTTGATGCTACAAGAACTGGAACGTACACACAAAGTGGAAATACTGTTACTGTTAATGTAACAGATCATGGATTAGAGACTAATGGTCAAATGAGGTTTGATGCAACGTCTGGTGCTGGTGTAGATGGGACATTTGCAGTTACTAGAGTTAATGCTAACTCGTTTACATTCCAAGCTGCGGCAAGTGCGACTATAACCAGTTCAAACTGCACAATAACATTTCCTAATCTTGATCTTACGTCAGAAGATACACCGTTAGATTCTCGTGTTTGGGCTGGTGGAATACTTATCTTCATGGGTGTTACAGGACAAAAGATTATCTCTTTCTCAGGTCAGTTTAAACCTGCTGCTATAACGTCAGGTGATATAGATGTTGGCAGGTCTGTTATCACATTTGCTAGACCAGTCATTGACAATGGAACTGGTACTGTATCGGTGGCTAGTAGAGAACTGCTAGAAGATGGTATTTCGTTTAGTTCACCAGTAGCAGCTAATAGTGAAGGTGGAGTTCCTTTACGGTCTGCTGGTCGTTATCATAGGATTAAGATGAGTCCTACTAGCACGTCATGGAAAACGGCAGTAGCGACTGAAATAGAGATTGTTGGGCAGGGTGCTCGATGACTCAGTTTCGTACATTACCTATTGCTGGTGCTGATGTTCGTTCTGTGGCTGATGTTGTTAGAGGTCTTATGGACGGTAAATCTAACAATACTGGCTCCATTACACTAGCGACAGGAAACGCTACTACGACTACGTTATACGACGAGCGTATAGGCTACGACAGCCTTATTTTCTTGGTTCCTATATCTGCTGCTGCTAATGTTGATACGGCTCCTTATGGGGAGTTTACTCGCAATACAAGCCAGACTGTAAGTTCAGCAAATACTCCTGCTGCAATTGAATTTGATACTACTGAAGAATCTAATGGTGTTTATCTTTCTAACAATAGTCGGTTAAATGTTAGAAATGCTGGCGTTTATAACGTGCAGTTTTCTATTCAATTAGCTAGTCTTGATAATGCTCTGCAATATGCTGATGTTTGGTTTAGAAAGAATGGTGTAGATGTTGTTAGAAGTGCAAGTAGATTTGACTTGCCTATTAGAAAATCATCTACTGATCCTAGTCATGTAATTGGAACGGTAAATATATTTATTGATCTTGCTGCTAATGATTATGTAGAAATTGCTGGGTTAGTATCATCAACCAATGTATCGTTAATTAGTTATGCGGCATCAACAACTCCGGCTAGACCAGTAATACCTGCTGTTATTGTGACGGTAAATTATATTTCTCCTAATGCTTCATCTAATATATATGTATCTAATAGAACGCAAGGAAGTGCTACTTTGAATCATTGGGCTAATAGTACGGCAGACAAGACGTATGGCTACATTGTGGTGGGCTAATGGAGTATCGATATATTGCTCCACAGGAACTACGTAATTGGTGGTCTAGCGTTAAGTTAGGCTTAGAGAAGATTAAAAGTAGGAGTCCAGAAAACTGGATAGTTGAAGATGTATATACGGACTGTTTCAATCAAAAGAGTCTGTTATTTGTGCTGATAGAGAACAACCATTACGCTGGATTCTTTGTTTTACAGCCACAAGGCGAAACAATGCATTTATGGGCTGCTTATTCGTTAGAAAATAGTTATGATGTTGTCGAAAATGCCTTAAAATACATAAAGGGCATGGCTGCTGAAGCTAACGTCAAATACATAACATTTTCTAGCCATAGGCGAGGTTGGGCTAAAAGGGCGGCTAGTTATGGATTCCGTCCGAAACAATGGATTTGTGAGGTGTAATTATGGGTGGTGGCGGCGGTAGTCAAAAAAGTACAACAACAACGAGTATTGATCCTTCAATTGCTCCGTATGTAACGTATGGCTTAGAAGAAGCTAAACGTCTCTATCAGGGTACTAGTCCACAATACTTTCAAGGGCAGACGTATGTGTCTCCTTCGGAAGCTACTCAGCAATCGCTCCAAATGGCTAGGGAACGTGCTCTAGGCGGTTCTCCACTCATTAAGGCTGCACAACAAGAGACACTAGATACGATTGCAGGACGAGGCGTTAATCCATTCCTAGCGGGTGCTTTAGAGCAGACGAATCGATTAGCTGGTGAGCAGTACAACCGAAACATTCAAGGGTTGCAATCTCAGGCTTCCTCTGCTGGTCGTTATGGCTCTAGTGCTATGGGTCAACAAGCAGGTCAAGCTCAGGACATCTTTGCTCGTGCTCTAGCGGAACAAGGCGGTCAGTTAGCGTATGGTTCTGCTGAGGCTGAACGTGCTCGTCAAATGGCGGCAGTTAATAATGCTGCAAATATGGCTAATGCTGATTACTTTGACATTAATCAGTTATTGAAAACTGGTCAAGCTGGTGAAAGCTACGATACAGCTAAGTTGCAAGCTGACATTAATCGCTTTAACTATGAACAGAACTTGCCACAAATGAAACTAAGCCAGTTTGCGAATCTATTCTCTAGTGTTCCTCAAGGAAGTACGACTACGCAGACTGCTACGCCGACAGGAGGCAAATAATGGGTGAGCCAATTAGCACAGGGATGATGATAGGTGCTGCTTTAGGTGGTGGAACGTCTGCTCTTAGAGGTAAAAACCCTATTGAGGGTGCATTAATGGGTGGGCTTACTGGCGGTATTGGTGGTGGTATTAGCGGAGGTGCTATGGGTGGCTCATCAAGTCCATTTAGTTTAGGTTCAATACTTAATGGTATAGGCACAAATGTTGCTGCTGGTGGTGATCCAGCTAAAGGTTTGGCTATGAACGCTGCTGCTCTTGCTGGCTCTGGTGGTGGATTTAACCCGCTTAGTGGTGGTGGTTATGGAAGTGTTGGTGTTCCTAGTGCTGGTGGTGGATATGGTGCTGGTGGTGAATCATTATTTGGATTTGATCCTTCTATTAGCGGAGTTGGTCAGGGCGTAATGGAAGGTATTAAAGGAATTAATACATTCGCAAACCAAAACCCTGTTACTACGCGATTAGGTATGGAGACTGCTAGTAGTTTGATGCAAGAACCACAAGTTCAATACGCTCAACCCGGTCAAGTTCAACGTGGTCAGATTCAGCCAATGGATTACATGAGCC